CCGCTACTGGTGTGGCTGCTACAGCTGGTGGTATTATTGCTGGAGGTATTGCGGGTCCTGCAATTGCTATGTTCGTATTATATATATTTAGAAAATTAACCGACACATGTTCAAGAGCATGCTTGAATAAATTCCCAATGACAGCTAAAAGAAAGATTTGTCGTTATCAATGTCAAGTCAATGCAACTCGTAAAATTGTAAGCGACCTTAGGTCAGAAATTACAAAATGTAGCCAATTTGCAAACCCTGAAAAATGTGAGAAAAAACTCAGAAGAGAATATATAAAATGGTCTAGAAGATTACAAGTACAAATGGTTAAATTAAATAAAGCTGGTTTGGGAACAGAAGAAAAAATAAGAAAACAAAGACAAAAAGAATTAGCCAAAAAAGCAAAAACTATTGCTGCAGGATATCAAGTTTCAGTATCTAAATTATTAAATATTGTTACTGAAGATAAACGAGTCAGACAAAGTATTCCATTTAGACAGCACTTAAAAATATATCAAGCAGTCAATTCAATCAAAGAAGAAGATAAAAGTTTAGCTGTTGAACCTCCAAAAATAGATCCCAAGAAAGAGAAGTATGCAAGAAATGCATTATATCTTGGTCTTTGGGTAGTACCCATTCCTTTCTTCAATGACGTTATAAATTATATTATAAAAAAACACAATTTTGCATGTATTGGAAAATGTTTAAACCAAAAGAAATTTTCTAGAACTTTATGTATTCATCAATGTAGTTATTTATCAGCAAAGTATGCAGTACAGATGTTAAACAAACAACTATCAAAATGTGATAAAGCTGATAAACCTGTTAAATGTAAAAAGAAAATTTATAATATGCTTGAAGATTGGAAACAAAGAAAAATTGAATCTAAGATTAATTTTAATGCAACTATGAAATCAGAGATGCGTAAAGCAAAAGAGAGAGAAGGTAAAATATAATGTCAGATATTCAAAACTATGAAAGATTATACAGTTATGTACATGAGTATCAAAATTTATTATATGATTATTATAGTAAGCATGCAGTAAGATTCTTAGTTACATACTATAACTTGAATATTGATGAAACAATCTGGGAAGATGAAGATATTTTCGGCGGTTCATATGAGCAAACTGGAGATTTGACAGGTATAAAAAGAAATAAACTTTTACTTCTTCCTGTTTATTATCCAGAAGAAGTGACAACTTCATTTGATGCTGAGGAAATTGGATATAATAAAAACACTGAAACGACTATTGTTATACCAAGCTCTTATGGATTTAAACCATATCCACATGATATTATAAAATTTGAACAGGACTTTTTAAAACCTACAAATAATACATCTCCTCTATATACAGTTACTGGAGTGGAGATTCATCCAAATACTGATAAAAGATATTGGAGATTAAAATGTCAAGTATTTCAAAGTGAGACTTTATCATCTGTAGATTCTCAGGTTATCAATACATATGCTTTTGTTGAATATGATAAAAAAATACATTCCCTTTCAAACTCACAATTTATATCCAGACTTCTATATAAAGATTCGCTTTTAAGACCTGTTTTAAAAGATACATTGTTTGACAATAGAGTTGGGTTTTATTTTACACCCAGAATACCAGCAAACTGTTAGGAGATAAAGGATGACCAATACATTATTATCGGAACAAATATATTTATCTAGGGATTCAATTCGTGAACTAGTTAGTAATGAAGTAAAAAATTATCTCGAACTAGAAAATGTAGATCTAGTAAAATCATCGTTCCTTAGTTTCATAATTGATACAATTTCTACACTAACTGGTAACCTTTTATTTTATCAGTTGTCAACATATCGTGAATTCTTTTTGACAAAAGCACAACTTCCGGAATCAATATTAAATCTATCTTCATTCCTTGGGTATAATACAAAAGAAGCTATCCCTTCAACTGTAAATGTATTAATGACATTTCCATTTGGATTTGATGATGCAATTACTCAATTTGAAATACCAGAAGGTTTTAAATTTACTGCGGATGGAGATGTTGAATTTGTAACTTATTATGACACAACTATCGAAGTAACAAATAATGCAAACGTAACAGTTAAAGTTGTTGAGGGTAATAAGAGATTTAATCTTCCTGTTGATTTATCAACTGATTATTTTAGTTTTGTTTTGCCATTAACTCAAACTAAAATTGTTGAACAAGAATTTCAGATTGATACTGATATACAACAATTTCAATTTGTAACATTGGATGTTCCAATTACTGGTGAAGTTGCTGAGCTAAAAGTTAATATTCAAGAGCCTGGAAGTTCAGGGACAACAACATGGACTGAATTTGATAGTTTATTTCTAATGAGTCCAACAGATAAGGGATATGTATCAAGAAGAACAGATGTAGGAAGAAAGTTAACTTTTGGTAATGGACTGATTGGTGTGCAGCCAGTTGGAGGGTCTACTGTTTATGTAACGACTCTAACAACAGATGGTGTTGAAGGTAATATTATTGGAGGTTCAATTAGAGATGGAGATAGAATTTATCTAACTACTTTAGCAGGCGTTACCCAAATTGTTGATTACGAAGTTATTAATGCTTCATCTGCATTTGGTGGACAGGATGAAGAGTCATTAGAAGAAATCAGAAGAAATTCAATTGCAGCAATTAGATCATTAGAACGTTTAGTTACAGAGGGTGACTATAAAGATATTAATGTAGTTGTTCCAGATGTTCCGTTTGCTCAAAATTCACTTCCTGTTCTAAAACGATCTGATTTACAAGTTAATGAGATTGAACTTTTTAACGCATTATTATTTGGAAGTGGAGCAACAGAAATTGAAAATTTGGTTCCTACAAGAAATGCTGTATTTACTGTACCACAAGGGACTACAAGATTATTTAGAAATGAAATTATAACAATTGGAGATAATGATTATTACAATATTTTTGAGATAGATATTGATACTCATAACACAGTTGGTATATATGAATATATTATTTTAGCAATGAATATACTACCTGCATTAGAAACAAGTTTTACATCAACATATGATATTTATTCTGATTTGTTAGAAATTGAAAGAACAGGGACTCAGGGTATATTTAAACTTCATTATAAATCTACAGAAACTGATCCTGAATTAACATCATGTGAAATGGTTACTAAGTCAAGTGGGTCAACAAAAACCATGACTAATGATTCAACAGCAGGTTACTTTATTTATACCTTTGATCCTTATACTGACATTCCAGAGGGTGAACAAACATATGAATTTACAATAAGAGATCCGAGTAATGTTGAAGTTGCATTATATTCTAATAAGGTTACATTTAGAGCAGATCTAAGTACATTCATGAGATCAAATGTTGTTGTTGATTCAACCAATATTATTGTATATGATGTTCCTGTTGTAGAAAAAGAATATTATGATAGCATTGATCAGGAAACATTTGAATCTCAAGTGCTTCAAGAATTAATTAGTACTGCAAATTTAGCTGATCGTAGAATGTTAACTGACTTTTCAAATATAAAGTTTACAAATACGTTTGGTGTATTAAATACAATGCTTCTTAACCAACCTACGATTTCCTCTGTTATTGATATTATTTCAGCTGAACCTACGTTATGTGATGTTGGCGATAGATATATTTTAGATCTATATCCAAATAGAGAATCGGATTATCAAGATAATATTATTAGATGTACAGATGCTACAGCGTTAATATTTGTTTATGTAAAACCTGTTTCTGATTCAATTGTATATGTTGAAAATAAAGGGCAAAATTATATTTATTCAATAAAAGGGTGGATCCCATTGCCTCTTTATCAAATTCCTCTTGAAATTGAAATTGAAGTATTTAGGGATATAACATTTAGTGGTACTTTAACATCATTACAGGATACTGTCAGAACAACTATCATAGATGCATTTAGTGATAGATTTGGTACTGGAGCTGAAATATATAGATCGGAAATTATTGATGTTGTTCAGGAAATTGATGGTATAAGTCATTGTAGTTTAAGAAAACCAGAAACAAGTATATTCTTTAATTTTGAACTGAAAGAATTAACTGAAACTCAACTATTAGAGTACGGTCCAGAATACGTTTATTTTAATGAAGATAATATTACAGTTAGGGTGGTATAATATATGGAGCAGTTACTTGCAAAAGCAAAGATTAATGATGCCAGATTAAAAAGTCATTTAACAAGAGTTGTGGCTAAGAATTTGGGAGATTTATCTGAACCATGTTATTATCCCAAAGTTAAAAAGAATTACTATGACTTTTTAAAGTTGATGGGACTTACAGAAAAAGATATAAAAGAATTTGCAAAAAGACGATGGAAGGGAAGAAAAGAAGCTAAATATGGAACTCAAAGTAATGCACTTGCTAATTTTTATGTATTCTTACTTCAATACTTTCTAAAGAAGAAAGATAAAACAGCATATAAGTATGCAATGATTTTCTATACTATAAGGCATTATTCTAGCTTGATGCATAAATCATTCCCTAAATATTGTAACGATGAAACATTTAAATATGCATTAGAAGTCTTAACAAAAACCCACCTATTTGCAAGAGAGAAAACAATCTCTAATGCCCTTTTTTACCTTGCAAGTGAAATGGTAAGACGTTGGACGAGGGGATTACGAACTGGTGATTTGGACCTAATCTCAGGATTTATGGGAGATAGCAGGACTAGAGTTTCTCAGAGTATGAAAAGTTTTGCACAAACATATTATAAAGCAGCTGAGGAAGGATCAGCATTAAGAAGTGAAGAAGAACCATCAGAAGAAGAAAATGTATATCAAATTAAAGCAGCAAATAAAGGAGATCGACTATGTGATGAAATAACCAAAAAAATAATTGTGTATAGATTTAGTGATTATAAAGCACAGGAAGCTGCTCGTGGACTTGCAAAAATTAATTCATCTCTTGCAACACAGATAGTATCCAAATTAAACAACACAAAATATTCAGATAATTTAAGAATCATTTGTAGGTTGTTTTTGAAAGATTTAAAAGATTCTCAATCGTTATGTGGGAATAAATATAAGGTATATGTTAGACAGTTAATGTCTATAAAAAGAACTAAAATGAAAATCTATTTTAAACAACAAGTAAATATTTTTCTTATAAAGATTTTAGATGAAATAGACTATAAATCAAAATATGATAAACTCACATCACAAACTCAATTCTTGATTAATTTATATCTCGCCTATTATTTAACTATGGTATTGAAAAATCATGTATGTTAATGAAGCTCATCTGTACGGTGTGGTACAAAATCAGAAGGAGATCCGCTTATTAGATTACTCTGCGTTTCACTTGCTTCTGTAGATACTCTATTTCTAGTTTTTGCAGTGGATACTTCAGGAGCTTGTCTTTGTTTAGCTGCTGCATTTTTAACTAATTGCACTAATTCTTCTGGAGATAATTGACTTATGCGTGTTGTTAAAAGATCTATTCCAGCTCTTTGTCCAACAACTTGATTTAATTTATTTCTTCTTGTATATATTTCCTTATCATTCTCCATCAATGATTGTAAATAAGTTCTTACAGTTGGTCTATTTGTAAATGTATTTCTTCCTTCCTCAACAAGCATACTATTATATAAACTTGAAAAATCAAGTCGTACATCTACTATACCGAGATTTTGGTTGTATGCAATTTGTTGTTGATCTCCACCTTTAATCACAGTGATATTTGTAATAACAGCTGGATTTAAATTATAAATGCCTGTTGCCTTTATTTTATGAAAGAACGGCCAATTAAATGTTTTACCATCATCTGATCTTGGAACAGCTAAACATAAGAGTACAGCAAGAGGTCCAACTATATGTTCTTCAGTTGATCGTGTATTTCCTGGACTTGGATTATATAGTCTAATTGTTGCAGTATATGATGGAGCGAATGCACTATTTGCCCAGACTTGTGGAAAGTCAACTCTCTGGCCAGCTGCCATTTTATTAATGAGATCTGCTCCACCTCCAAGAAGTTTGCTTAGTCCAGAAGCTTCTCCAGATCTCATTTTTTTAATTAAGTTTTCAAGCGCTGCAGCTGTTCCTTGTGCTGCACCTCCAGCTCCTGTTAAAGCACCTCCAATAACTCCTCCTATTTCTTCTCCAATTCCTGAAAAAACTCCCGCTACATTTTTTATACCACCCAGTCCTGTATCTGAGCCAGTCATTTGTGCTAATTGAGACATACCTTGTGAAGCAACATCTGTAAATTTTTGAAGATATGTTTCAGTATAATTATTTGTAAATGAATCTGTTGGAAAGTTATCAGCTAAGAAAGAACATTTAATTGGTATCTGAGTTGAAAATCCATGATTTGCTAATATTTTTAAATACTTATCCGGAACTTCATCAACTCTAAATAAGTTTAACCCGCTTTCATATCGTGGTTTACACGGTACTATTTCGAGAATCGGCATACTATTTATAATCATTTCATCACTTACCCATGTAGATGGTGGTAGTCCAAATACTCCATTAAAAGGATTTAAATGTTTTAATTTGGCCATTATATATATATCTCCTTACCTTATGTTACATTTAGTTACATCTTGTGCGAATCCATGTCCAGAAGCAAATGATCCACCTCCGCCACTTCCTCCGCCACCAGAAGAGGTAGATACTTGATTATTACTTGATGAAGCTATTACATTTGTATTCATCATTATAGCAGCTGTAGTTTGTTTACTTCCTGCATCCAACTTATCTCCCAGTTGTTTAGAAAGACCATCATACCCTTTCTTCCTTGCTCCTTGTTCCAGACCATATTTTTTTGTTTCAGTATCCATGTATTTTTGAATTACATCTTTGTTTCTGGGGTCTATAGGTTTAACTTTATCTTTATTATATGCAGCGATTGCACTTGCTGCAACTACTCCACTCTTTTGCATATTTTCAAAAAGTTTATCAATTGGAGTAACAACTTCTGCTGGATGAACTCTAGCTATTCCTCCTTCTTTAATAAACCCACCTCGTTGCATAGTTGGAACATTACCTGTTCGTGCTGGTTTAGTTCCTGTCTGTCTTACTTCTTCTTTATTTAAAGCAGTTTCTAGTTTATCTGCTAAAGTTCCTTCATGAATATCTTTAGTTGCCTGCATAGACATTCTCCAGAGGTCCCCAATGATTGGAATTTTAGATATTCTTTTAACAAATTGATTTTTTAAGTATTTGACTACTGTTATTGGAAACAATAAAGCTGAAGCTAACTTTTTTACAGTGTTTTTTAGTTTGGTCCAAATATCACCACTAAATATATCTTTTATTTTGTCAATAATCCATACAAATGGTTTTTTGATATAATCGAAAATAGTTGACATTATACCTACAATCCATTTCAATGCTTTTTGTATAATACTTGGTTTTTCATACCAAGCTTTAAAATTCTTCCATACTTTTCCAATAGTCATTTTAGTGGCGAATTTCGTCATTACCCAAGCAGCTTTTAAACCTTCTTTTATTATTTTAAATGGGAAAATAGCAATATTCCATATACCTTTTATCATCTTTTTCATACCAGCAAAAGCTTTAGATAGACCTTGGGAAATTTTCTTTCCGCCAATAAAACCAAGAATGCCTCCTGCTGCTGCTCCAAGAGCACCACCTATTAGTGTACCAATACCCGGAAAAACAGATCCGATTGCTGCTCCAAGAGCACCACCTTTCATTGCTCCATGTGTAACGCCAGCAAAACCAGAATCTTTACCACCAAGAAATCCAGCTAATCCCCTAGTTAAGATACTTCCTGCAAAACCTTCTGGATCCCTCATTGCTGAAAATGCATCCCATGCCCCCATTGCACCACCAAC